GATGACAAGAAAAAAGAAAAGAAAATTAAATCAGCTATTAAAAAAGCAATAGTTAAAAAATTTTCTAAACCAAAAAGAAAGTCAGTCTAGATGAATAATAATATAAAACCAGAGGTAACAATTACTTGGGGTACTGAAAAAGAAATAACTAAAACTTATATCTTTGAAGATGAAACACAGAAAGCTTTTTTTCTTAAGGGTGTAGATGAGAGCAATGGTTGGTTGGAGTATGAGATAGTTGAGAAAGGAGAGACTATATCATATGTACAAAGTAATAATCCTGTCAGTCGTATTATCCCTTAGTCTATTAAGTTGTAGTAAAGGAGATTTTGACCCGACAATTACTATAATTAAACAGGTAATTAAGTCAACAAAATCAACGACTTACGAGGATAATAAATAAATAATTATTTACTTGCAATCAAATAAAAAGTATGGTACAATAGAAGGTTAGTAGTATGATAAAAATTATAGGAATAATATTTGTATTAATAGTATGGAGTTTTATAATAACAGGAACATTTAATTTAATATAGAAAGGAGGAACAATGCATATAGATAGTTATAAAATATTTTCTTACGATACGACATGGAAAAATGGTAAGGAAAGTAAAGACACAGAAATAAAACAAATGCTTACATCTAAAAAATGTATTCAAGGTAGAGAGTTTATAAGACTACTTGAAGAGTTAGATAATACTTGGCATGGTGACTATTGCGGATTTGATTGTGAAATCGAAGTCACTTTTAAACCAGTAAAAAGATAATGATAAAAAATATCTGTGCGGGTTTGTTAATTTTATGTCAATCAACATTTGATTTTCAAAAAGATTTTGAATATAATAATAACAAAGAATTTATAGAAGGAGTAAAAAATTGTGCGTTGTTTTACAATGCAGACTTACCTTCTAAAGATAGAATACCTATAGAAATAATTGTAGGTCAAGCTTCTTTAGAAAGTAATTGGGGTAAGTCAAGGTTTGCAATACAAGGAAACAATTTATATGGTATGCGTGAGTATGATTTAACTGAACCGCATATCAAACCTTTAAAAAATTTAGAAGCAAACTTTGGATTAAAAGTTTATCCTACTAAATGTTTGTCAGTTGTTCACTACATAGAAACTTTGTTAAGTCATAGAAGTTATGCAGAGTTTAGAGAAAAGATGTATGATATGTGGGTAGTTGATGAGTACGATATATTTTTATTAACTGAAATGTTATATAACTATTCAGAAGATAAAAATTATGCAATCAAACTAAGAAGAACAATTTTATACATAACTGAAAGGGGTTATCTAAATGGCAGGAAATAAAAAGTTTGATATTGATTTAAAGTATGGACAGATACGAGAACAAAAAGTTAAAGACATGTTCTCTAAGTGTCAGATAGAAGTCAAGTCAGAAAGAGATTGGTGGCAGAAGACAGGAAACATAGCCATTGAATATGAGTACAGAGGAAAACCAAGCGGTATCTATGCAACAACAAGTGACTATTGGTTTCATAGATTAGAGTTAAAACAAAAAGAATTTTGTACACTTGTTTTTAAAACAGACATTCTAAAAAAGATTGTTGATAGTTACAAAGATAAGTTGACAAAAAATGTGGGCGACAACAAAGCAAGTAAATGTGTATTAATACCTATAAAAGAAATATTTCGAAAGGAGTTTTATGATAATGTTTAAAGAAATAGAACAGGTAAAAAAAGAAATACAAGAACACGAAGGTTTTAGAGATACTATATATAGTGACTCTCTAGGATTTGACACAATAGGTTGGGGTCATTTAGTAAAAGACACCGACCTCTTTGAAAAAGGAGTTGCATACAGTAAAGAAAAGTTACAAGAAGTTTTTGATGAAGACTTTGATTTAGCATGGTCTAATGCAAATTCTTTAGTCAAAGAAAGATTGACAAACACAGACTTTGAACTACTAGATATAAACAGAAAGATGAAAGTTATATCTATATTTTGTAACATGTGTTTCCAATTAGGCAAGGCGGGTGTAAGTAAGTTCAATAAAATGTTTGAGAACATTGCCAAGTTAAATTTTGAAGGGGCGAAACTTGAAATGTTAGACAGCAGATGGGCTAAACAAACACCCAGTCGTGCCGAATATCTAGCAAATAAAATGTCGCAGGTATAAAATAAATTTATTTTTGTCTTGATTTCGACACAATTGTATGATATAATATGTTTAATTTAAATAAATTATTTAACTATGTTAAAGATTATTAATAGTTATTATTATAATATTAATAATAATATATATAAATATCTTAATAGAGTAATGACTATGTTTAAAATTAAAACAATAAAAAATATTTTAGCACTTGACTTTGTTTTTGTTTTGTGCTATAATACAAACTTCAATAATAATATAGGAGGTATATATGCCAACAGTTGAAGGTAAAGCATATTGGGCTAGTGTGACTAGACCTAATACAACATTCGACCCAGTATATCAAATCGACTTAGCAGTTGACGATAAAACTGCCGAGGAGTTTAAGGGTAAGGGTGTTTCAGTAAAACAAGATGATAGAGGTTCTATTATCAAGTTCAAAAGAAAAGTTGCTAGGGCGGATGGGACTAAAAATCCTATGCCGAGACTAGTGGACTCTGCAAAAAA